CAAGAAAATTGCCACCATTCGTGTCCCATTAACCGCTGCTGGTACCGCCTTCAAAGTTGCCTTAAGTTGTCCAGCCATAGAATATACAATTTCTCGTATCGGCATCATTACAGAGGCTAATGTTACAGGCAACGATACTAACTATGCCACACTCACCTTCAAGTGTGAGTTTAACAATACAACCATTGGTTCATATGCATTTACATTGGGCAATGATGCCACGGCCTACACAAAAGTCATCCCAGCCGTTTATGCCGATTTAGGTGCTGTGAATGTTGTAAACAATAGTATATACATTGTAAAGACTGAGGCCGGGTCTGGATTAGAAATTCCTGCCGCCACCTACTTCGTAGAGTATTGGGAAGTGAATACAAGTAACTAATGGAGGGGCATAACTAATGGCTAGAACACGAACTCAGCTAAGACAATTGACTGCACGACAGGTAGGTTTAGATGTATATCAAACGGGTACCGCTGATAGTGGTGGCTCCACTACCACATTAAAAGATTCCATACTCCAGTTGTGGCCCAATGACTATTTTAATTCCGCTTGGATATACCTAACCAGCGGTTCTCCTAGCCATACCTCTCTATACGTAGAAGATTTTGTCCAAGGTACAGGTGTGGCGACCTTCCGCCCCACCTTATCTGTAGCCCCGGATGCGCTCACATATGAGATACTACCCTTCTCTCCTACCCACATCCATACAGTGATTAGTGATGTGTTGGTAGAGCTAGCCCAAGAACATGTACTAGAACGGGAGTTCTTTCTTAGAAGCATTGTCATTGGGAGTCCGGCTTATAATGCAGGATTTGACTATTGGCCCACAACTGCAACCATTGATGGATACACAGTAGCTTCTTCAACCGTAGTCAAAGAACAAAATAGTGCCAACATTGCCATCTCCAGACAGAGTGCGAAAGTTACTACTGGGGCAGGCACCGTAACCGTGGCCGAACCATACCGCAGATACTTTAGAGAATTTATTAGCCAAAATGCTAATATGTATTGTTGGGCACTTACCTCCACTGCGAGTAGTGGACGGATTAATTTATATGATGGTAGTAATAACTATTCTAGTTATCATTCCGGTGGCGGATTGTGGGAGTTATTATCTGTTGAAAATGTAGATGTGGGTACAACGACTGTAGATATATATCCACAATTTGTCATGGACACTAACAACATTGTATACTTTGCCGACTGGTGGGTTGAAGGTGGTGAGAAACCATATGTCTACCCATTCCCCATCCGCTTGATGACCGATATTGATGAGATTACATATGGGACGGAGCAATTGAAGGGGGCCAGTCCAGATGTTTGGCTCCAGCAAAAGATGAGAAAGATGGGTAGTAGTGGAGTGTCTATACATAGGGATGCCGCCGCAGATAGTGATATAGGATTATTAAGATTAGGAGAGAATCAGCCCCCAATCTCAACCCGCCTATTCATTCGGGGCCGAGGTCCATTATCAATCCCCTCCACCGATACAGATTATATCGAAGTTACTGCATCCCAAGCCTTGATAGTGGCTAAGAGGGCAGCAATAAAGTTACTCGAATCGTTAGGGGTACTTGTTGGTAGCAGCCAGTGGAGACAGGTAAGGGAGAGAATTATTATACTCAGGAATGATTTATCCCTACTCGAAGAGGATAGTACTAATATACATGCGGCAGTCTTACCTCGGCCACACTTTGGATAGGGGCTAAACATGCAACGTAATGTTTATGGATATGACATAGAACTGAATGATAAAGAAACTAATCCATCTACAATTGTTAAATTAATTGTAGCGGATGAGCTTGATGATAGTAATAATCCTACTGGTAGAAAGTTGTGGGAAGAGAGAAGGGACGATACTATAGCTCAGGGCCAGCGAACGGATGCTTTATCATCCTCTGCCAAAGACCCCTATCGTGACTTACAATGGACACAGGATGATTGGACGGGCGGGGCATTCATCGAAAGGTGGACAGCCGAAAATAGTAATGGATATGATAAAGGGAGTATGGATACAAGGTTTAGTAATATGATGGGGCCGGGAGTAGCCAAAAACTTTGGTTCCAATCGAGGTAATACTAATATTCCTATCGGTGTTGCCATCCGTGACCCCCTCTTTGAAGATAGTATTAGGACGGGATTGGCCGGTAGTTGGGAGGACCAGACAGCAGCTAATGGTACATTGACTACTGCCGTTACCACTAATCCAAGAACAAATATAACTGGTAGTAAACATTTTAGGGCAGTCATGACTGGTGCTGGTGACATTATTAATGTTACACTAGCCAATCCAACCGTATTAAAAAGTAGAGCAATAACCTTTACCATATATTGTTATATTACAGCAGGTAATGTAACATTGAATATAAATGATGGGGTAGGTAATACTACTGGTACTGCAATGAGTACCGCCTCCACCTACACTAAAGTAACCGTAGTCCGTACTATGGATGCCAACGCCACCCAATGTGTGATTAAACTTACTGCTAGTGCGGCCATGACCTGCGATATGGATGACGCATCTATTTATTCCGGTACTACATTAGATACTATCAAAGTTGTAGAATTGGATGGTAAATATTATACCACCTTTGGCCGCTTTGTATGTCAGTTGAGGACCGGCACCGCCCACTCCTACGTATGGGACATTGTATATTGTCATGCCTCAGCCGATGCCACCGACATAATTAGTTATATGGATAATGTGTATGTAGCATTTGGGGCCGGTGTTGATTATATATATGGTGCAACTACTTCATGGACGGTGGCCGCTGGTGGTGTGGGTGCAGCTAATCAAGCGGTAAAATTTACCAAGCTCCGTAACGAGTTGTGGAAATCTCAGACCATTAACACGTTATATAAGTCTACAACCAATCCTGAGACGGGGGCCGCATGGACCTCCATCGCCACCGTTGGAGATGATGGTGCGGCAATCAGTTCAATATTCCCCCATCAAGACTCATTCATTGTAGGTAAGGATAGTGGACTGTGGACATATTTAAGATATGTTCCGGGCACCGACGCCGCACTAAACACATTCATTAACAATACTCCCGAGTTTGAAACATTTCCAAATAGTAATAACTTTAAGGTTGGGGCCGTTGGACCAGACGGGAACTTATATATCTCTGCCGCCCAAGGAGGATTTTATAAAATAGAAAATGGTATGCTCCGTAACATATCTGAGATATATTCAAAACCCGGCTCCAGTATTAAGGGCCAGGTGAATGCTATAACATCCGATACTAGACAGTTATGGGTATTTGTAGATGATAGATGTACTACACTAGAACACAATAGTAATAAACAATTAGGTGTTGTCCCCCATACCCATATCTCCCCCACCATTTCTGTTGAAAGCTCGGCCATAGCTGCCGTACCACAGTCTACTGGAGCAACGGCTGTAGGTACTGGAGCAACGACTAGTGCTGGTAAAACGGCTTGGGTGAACCCTACAAATATCCAAGCATCGGATGATACATATGCCACCTGTACAACGAACTATAGTTATTCTGATTATTTGGACGGAGATAACTTATCATTCGCCATTCCAACCACCAGTACAATTACTGGTATCGAAGTAATCATCCATCGAAAGACATCTAGTGTTAACCAAGCATACGACAGAATTGTTAAATTGTTAAAGGCTGGGGCGGTCGCTGGTGATAATAAAGCACCTTTAGATGCTGGCTGGCCCGCCACCGAAGCTACAGCCACATATGGTTCCAGTACCGATTTATGGGGCACGTCATGGGCACCGACAGATATTAACCATGCCGACTTTGGTATCCGACTACAAATAGAGGGAAGGGGTAGTGGCTCAGTTGCTTCTGTTGACTACATAACCATCAATGTATACTACATTGACGAACTTATATCTAATGGTATACTACCTCGGACTGCTGCCGCTGCATGCTGGACAGTATCTGGTACCAGCTACCCCCATATCCTTTGCAGTATATCAGGACTAGACTCTACTGATAGCGTCCCATACGCCTGCACAGATGTATATTGCCTATCTGCCGAAGGTGCATCCCCAGTCATAGAGAGGAGTGATACACCAGTAGCGTTGACCACATCTGATGTATATACATCTAAATATGATGCTAACCTACCGGGTGACAAAAAGGCTGCTATATCATTAGACATTGAATTTGAAGACATGGATGCAGACACAACCTTAACTGTAAAGTTTGGGCGAGATGGGTCCAGTGCTCAGACCAATACCCTTGGTACTATGACCGGCAGCGAGCAAACCCAAACCTTATACTTTGACGACTTGACCAACCCAACCATTGAAGCGGTGTATAACTCCATCCAACTGTATTTCAGTCGGACATATTCAGGTAGTAGAAACAAGATGAAGATTCGGTCCTTCACCCTCCACTCAATCCTTGCCTCCGATACTACATCCGACAGAGAAATATGGTTCCAATTTTATGTGGGAGGAGCCAGACAAGCATCAGGTATGTTAGATACACAGGGGAAGGCAGACATATTATCCGGCCTGCGGACACTTGAAGCTCAAGCCTATCCAATTCGATTGAAAGAGAGGTTTGATGATATTGAAGTACAGACGACTCATGTAGTCAAGATTAAACGTGGAAGCTTGCGCCGTGTGCCTGATATAATGGGTCCGGCCCAACAGGAGATATGGGAGATGGTAGTGCAGAAAGTTAAGGTGAGTTAAAATGGAGGATAGAATAAGGACTATTGAGAATGACATAAGGGATATTAAAGATAACCACCTTTACGGCATCTACCAGCGGTTAACAGCGGTTGAAACCAAACAGTGGTTTGTGATAGCAATTACGTTGATGGTGTTCGGCGCAGTCATTGGTCAATACTTTGCCTAAGAGACAGTTATTGTTTGCGGAGATAAAGCGGAGGAGGTCAGGTAAACCACCCAAGATGTTTAAAGATATGAGGGTTAAAGAGATGGAAGCTATGGCTAGGCATAAGAAATAGTATATAGCGTTAGCAGTGCGTTGGGCTACGGAGGGACAAAAAATAAGACCCCCATTTCTGGGGGTCTTATCTATTGGAGGAGGATATCTAATCTACTGAGTCAGGCTCTTTCTCATTACCCTCCACCAAAGCTATCGCTATAGTTGTTAACGCCAATGCAATCAGTTTCTTCAAATCATAACTCGTTATGTAATTGTTCCTACTCACCTCACTCTTTAATAGCTCTACATAATCTTTAGCTGTTGCCATCTATCTACCCCCTCCTATCATCACATATGGTCTATGCATATGTAGAAATAAACAGTTGAAACATATTATACGCTTTGTTTCATGTTCAATATCTTCATAACATTTCCATTCTATTTGTGGCGCATACTCATTACACTCAGTACAATATTCTCTGAAGTAGACTGTTGTATCATTACCGCCAGTAGACTCCTCCTCGTCATCACACTTCATCCTAATACTCCTTCCCATTCACCCCAATAAAATGACCATCAATTACACTAATTGGATACACCGTATATCCATCCTTCCCAAAATATATACACGCAAACCCCTGCTGCCAATCCTTTACCGGCTCCTTACCAGCATTCGGGGGCACATTACCATAAATATTACACATACAGCCAATGTTCCATGCCGCATGATTCTGAACCAGGCCCAACCCCTTATACTTTGTATGCTGGAATAGGCCCGCCCTATGTGTGTGCCCAAACATTACACTGCCCCACTTGTCATACATTGCAGGCCCAGTATTCTTTCTAGACAGGTGCCCGTGAGTAATAACCAGCCCCCTCCTCTCCCATACGCTAGTCCCATCATCATACCCAGGTATAAAGTCAATGTATGGTAAATTGATTAATGACTCCATCGCCAAGCTAGTATCCAGTAATGGGGTCAAGGCATCTGCCCTCTCCTTAACCAGCGACGCTATCCGTACACAATGGTTTCCTTCTAATATTACTTGTTTAGCATTTGGTACAGCCTCATGATCAAGTACTAACTCATTATGTATAGCATCCGCATCCGATAATATTGTCCCCCTATTAATATGCGCCCGCTCAAATTTTGTAGTTAGATCGGCCCAATCACCCAAGTCTCCCCCATATATAATCTCATCCGGTACCCAATCATGACTAAACTTCCTAACTCTCTTCATCACATCCTTATCTTGAAACGGAATGTGGTGGTCAAATGTTACTAATACTTTATACATATAAACGCTCCCCACAAAATGGACATGCTACTATTGGTCCACTTATATACTCTCCATTACTCATAAACCAATCACCCGGTACATCTTCCCCCCATTCATCTAACCACGTTTCAAGAAATATGATATTGGATACGGCCCAGCCCGGAGTTATATAATACTGACTATTACCATTTAAACACTCATGCTCTTCAACACATTCCATACCCTGAAACTTAAACAACTTCTACTCCTTCCACATCTCCTATCGGCACAATCAAACTTAATGCCTGTTTCAAATTAGATACGTGTTGGATAGTAGGTATAGATAGAAATATATTCCTCTCCTTCTTCCCTATACAAATGATTGGCATCCCACAACTCAGTGCAATACCAAGTTCTACATACTTCCCCCCACTCCCATCATACTCCCCACCCACATCGTTAAATAGGAAGAGGGCTTCCGCATCCATCAAGTCCTTCATATCTGCCCAAGCATTGGCTACATCCGTATCAAATGTCTGATCAATCCATCTAGAGGTTACAGTGTGGCCCGCAGCTTCAACCTTCTCCTTCTTCCTCACCATATCCTCCCTCCTATTCCAATTCGCTGCTAGATATATCTTCATCCTTTCTCCTTCTTTTCAATATCAAACCTGAGTCTACCACATATTTCCCCATCCCCTTCACACCATTCCACAGATGTAAACTCTAAGTCTGAATTACGTTCGATGAGTCTAAGCAATGTTTGTGCGAATTCAAAAAGTTTATTCTCATCTCTATAGTCATCATATACCACACATGCTCCATAATCATGTATTGTAGTTAACTTCATCGCTCCATCACCCCACTTAACACTTACTCCATCCACATACCATACACTTCTGACACCCTTCTTGAAATATTACCTCTGAACTACAATCGGGGCACAATGGTACAGTCTTTAATCCAATCATAGGTACATTAGTTACTGGTTTATTGTCCAATACAGGGCTAACTGGTTTTCCTACACTTCCCCTAACAACCTTCTCTAACACCTTCGCCATTATATCTGGTATAGAAAGATTAGTATCTCCCCCCTCCTTCAACGTCACCGTCTCTCCCCTAATCCCTTTCAATTGTCTGATGATATGGAGGGGGTCAACTCCAGCTTGCAAACTTGTGCTTATCATCCGAGTCAACCCCTCCACCATCGCCACTTCATCGCTCCCATTCTTTTTATAATATGCTAATACTTCAATTGGATTTCCATCCTCATCTGTCCCAACCACCAAATGTATATTATCTTTCCCCAACCTCTCAATAAAGGTTGAGGCTGTTATATCTCTCGGCCTTCTCATTAACATTGTATATGTCATTCTTCCCCCACACACCACTCATTCTCTAACATATGATACTCAATACAGGCTGAACATAAATACGCCCCACACTTTATACATGTCCCCTCAATAGGTGGATACTCATCAATCCCTAAACAATCATTGCAAAAGTAGTCTGATGGCCCGCCATGCTCATAATAATCTATTGAATAATCACTCATCTTCCCTGTAATTGCTTCTACCATCTTCCACCCCCTTCTCATATGCCTTCCCCACCATAACCGCCATTCTATCCAACACAGACTCAGCAAAAGTCTTTAACCAACTCTCCTTTACCACCTTTTTACTATTCCCTAACAATATCTCACTCACTTCAAAATATCCTAACTCATTCAACACTACATGCCCAAGTTCATGCCTTACCACATTCTCAACCCCACCCTCCAGCGCCATCGGATGGTCATAATCATAATCCTCTGATATTGCTATGTGCGCCTCCCTTGTCCCATGCTCACTTTGCACCGCCCCTACACAAGTGGAGCCATCAGATACAATATCTCCATGCTTCATCCCATTCACTTTAAACTTCCATCCATCTAATGTCATGATCGGTGCCCAAAATTTAACCACCTCCCGAGCCATCTCTGTCACCTTATCATGAGCCGGACTCTCTTTCGTTGTCTGTCTTATTAACCTGTCCAAGTCTCCCGGCTTCCCATACTTGCCTACCTGTAAAGTATCTGGAACAGATGATACATCTCCATTCTCCTTCTTCATACACCACTCCTAACCCACATCCTCTCGGACATATATTAAACTTTAATTCTTCTAATCTCATAACACATCCTTTAACCCATTCCCCCAATTCTCCCCAACCTTAAACTCAACTGGTAAATCTATACCCGGTACCAACCCTGTTGCCATATCTTTAATGAAATGAATGATAATGTCAACTTCGCTATTTGGACAATCTACCACCAACTCATCATGCACTTGTATAACTAACCTAGCATCTAATCCCTTATCATGTATAAAATTATACAACTTTCTCATCGCAATTTTAATTGCGTCTGCCGCCGTCCCCTGAATCCTATGATTCGTCGCCATCCTTTCCGCCTTAGCTAATACCCTCTTCCCACCACCTCTATCAAATATTTCGGGGAACCATCTTTTCCTTCCAAATAATGTACTACTATACCCAAGCTCTCGAACCGACTTTGATGTGTCTCTATGAAAGTTGGAAATGTTTGGGTACAGGCTGGACAATCTATCAAACCCAGCCTTTGATAGCTGTTCAGTAAGGGTCGGGTCAACCTCTCGTAGCTTTTTCCAGCCTCCACCATACATCCATCCGAGTGTGAATGTTTTAGCATTGAATCTTTCTTCGCTTCCCTTATCAATCCTTCGTCCATATATCACACCACCAATCGTTGCATATACATCATCACCCGCTAAATCTTCAATCAACCGTTTATCATCTGCTACTACGGCTGCAATCCTCAATTCCTGCTGCTCGAAATCGGCTACTAAAAATACATTCCCTTCCCGTGGTATGATACAACTTCTAATTCTACTTCCCCAATATGGGTCGGAATGTTTAGGTACTTGCTGTAAGTTGGGACCACTACACGACAAACGCCCAGTGATGGGAGCATTCTTGCTATCTGATGAGTCCTCTTCCCAGTGTCCATATTGATTAAACGTTGGATGAATTCTTCCGTCAACCCTCTTCTTAAGGAATCCCTTTGGAAAGGACGACAGCTTCTCCCACTTCGCCCTCGATAACAATGCTGAGATAAGTTCCGGGTTCCAATCCCTAATCCCTTCCAATGTAATCTCATCAGTCTTGAGAAGATTCTTCTTTGCTGTTCTCTTTGTGATAGGTGCTCCGAGGGTCTCAAGTGCTTTGGAAAGCTGCTCTCTAGAATTAAGATTAATTTTTCTTTCTCCAAGGATTCCCAAAACTCTTTGTCTGCTCTCCTCAGCATCTCGTTGCAAGTCGCAAATAACCAGTCTACATTCTTCTTCGTTGATTCCAATTCCAATATCCTCCATTTCCGCCAACACTGGAGTCAATGGTAATTCAATATCTTTATAGATATGATATACCCCCTCCTCCTCTAACTCCTTTTTTAATATAAAATATATCTGTCTAGTATTGTCCGCATCCGCAGCCCCATACCTATAATTCTCTTCATGTATCTTTCTATGAGTATCAATATCTGCATCCTTGGGTATATTTAAATCCTTATATCCCACCGTCTCAACACCCAGTAGCTGCCTTGCCAAATCCTTCAGATGCGTTGACTGATACCCCAACACATATGCCATCCCCTTCGTATCTTCAAAGTCTTTAAGTATAATCCCTGCCCTCTTCAACACCCTATACTCAAACTTCACATTATGACATATCTTCGGCCACATACCATGACCTTGTTCCAGTACACCCCTCATCCATCCAATATCGTTAGCGGTGTACATGGCCTCATACGGCTTCGTACTCACACTGAAGCCAACAATATCCAGTAGATTAGGTTGCAAACTACCATCAACATTAACAACATTAGTCTCTATATCAAACCCAATCGGTGTCCCAACCACCCGACTCGAATAGTCAAATATCCTATACTCATCAACCAACTTATAATTTAATCTTGGCTTCTCATCATCCATAGTCGCTATCCGATTCCAAAATTCATTAGCATCTTCAATTAATATCTCATACAGCTTCGGGTTATGGAATGATGCTGCCGGATGATACCAAGGCATGAGTATCTTCCCCTCCAGCCGATGGTTTTTGGGGAAATGATACGGCCTGCCATGAGTATTTTTTAATTTCAACCCTTCCCAACCCACATACTTAAGGGGTATGGCCCCCAACGTAATAATGATGTTGGGCTTAACTACCTCAATCTCCTCCCACAAATAAGGTATACATGCCCTCACCTCAGCCGCATACGGATTCCGATTACCCTCCGGCCTATGCTTAACCACATTAGTTATAAACACTTCATGCCGTTGAAGATGTAAACAACCAGACAGTATTGCATCCAACCTCTTACCTGCCCTACCCACAAACGGCTCACCCACCATCTCTTCCGTCGCACCAAGGGCCTCCCCCACAAACATGATGTCTGCGGGAGAAGCCCCGATGCCGGGTACGGCTAGGGAATCACATTCAGGATGTATCCTATCCACTATTAAAGTATCTCACCATCAGGCGTAATCCCAACCATCGGAATTTTACTACTCCCCTCACTCGGAGGTCTCAACACAAACTCCTCTGTAATAACCTCTTTTAACAACGGGAAATAAAACGTCTTTACAATCTTATCACCCCGCCTCAGTATATGTAACTTATGCTTATTATCTTCCCTAATGACTACATCCCAATCCATAATATCTGGTACCGTCTGCCAAATATCATCACTGGTAACAGGGGTATGAGTAGGTGAGTTCATAATCTCTCCAGGCTCAATGCTATCCCCTTCCTTCCCACTGATTCTACGCAAAATAAGTCCAGACTTCTCATATTCAATATCTTCATACGGCCATTCAGATGTTATATCCTTTTTACCCTTCTTAACCCTAAAGTATTTAAACTCAAACCCATGCTTATCCATCTCATTAACTTCAAAGAAGAAAGTCTTGGCCCGATGCAGGTCTGGAAATATGTTAAGGTATAACAATCCGTCGAGGAATGGCCCAACCCACAACACATCCGGGTCTCGGACCAGTTCATTCCCAACCTCAATCTTAGGCCAATATTTATCCTGTATCAACTTCAATGCTTTCACCGTCTGTTTTCTCATATTATTTATTCTCCCTACCCGACCCGTCTTCTACGTCTTTCCTAGCCAACTTATACTCCTCTTCCTTCCTAATCTCTTCCCTAATACCTGCCTCACTCTCTTCTGTAAAGGAAGAATCATATATGAAACGGAAGTATTGCTTCTCTAGAAAGTCATACACCCTTGTTATGGGGATTTGGAAACTCAAATGAGTTATGGCGTCGGCTGCAAACCCCATAAATAAAACTTGTATTCTACTAGGTACTCCCAGAAACTCATGGGTGTCAGCTTTAAACAATGCCCCTCCACTATTACCAAAGATAGTAGGACAGGTAGAGAGCCAAAATTCCTTATCTCCTCCTACCTCTGCAATCTTTATCCCAAATTGAGAAATCATACCCTCTGTAATAACAGGAGGGTTGCCCAATGCCGCCCCCACTGCATATACTGGCATAGTGGCACGCAGTTTATCTTCTTCACCTCTAGGATACAACTTAGCCACACTATCCACAGCCTTTGCACTATCTAGTTTAAGGAGGGCTAAATCTTCATTTGGGTCATAAGCCACAATCTCTGCATCAGACATCCTAGAGCCTGTAGCTCCTTTCCCCCATTTATACTCAAACATTTCTACATGTGGTGTGCCCAACACATCCGTCTTTACCTGCCTTTTCCTCAACGGACTCCACTGTTCTTTAATTTCAATAATGTTAGCTACTACATGGTGGTTGGTTAATGCGAAGGTAGAAAACTCACCACTATCTTTATTTTCTTTAGAGTATATGATGGTCCCTGACCCGCCAGCCTTTCCAGCCCTTACACGTAGGCAAGGAAGCATTAATTCCTTGTGCCTCTTATCATAATCCATCTCTTCCTCCTATCTGTTGACAACCGCAGCACCCGGCCAAGCTGATAGACTCGACCTTGTAATGCTATCACACTACTGCTGCGGTTGTTAAATACCTCTATTAATTAAAGACTAAACACCTCATCCTCAACCCTTGCTGTATATCTTAGGTTAGGAAATGCTGCCGTCTTTTCCCCTGTCTCCTTATCCTTCCGATGCTTAACATTGACGGTAACAGGCAAATTAACCACATGCTTCACCCAAGTCTTCATCACCCTAGCCACCTCATCATAGTCATCATCGGGCCCAAACTCTTCAACGTCTTTAGGCGCACTCACCCACTGCTTGCCATAAAGTGCAGTCATAAACCCTCTCGTGTTCCCTCTCATAATCCCTTGCACCATCTTCTTAGTCTCGTCAGCCGCCTCCCATTTCGGGTCCACGAACCATTCAAGACGATCAAAAATGTGCCGATTCTCGTAAGGCCCACTGACTGCCTTCGTCTCTACATATGTAAATGGTCGCCCATCCTCAGTCTCCCTCACTTCCGCCTTAACAATAACCGCTGCATGGTTTCCTTCGGGTGGCCCAGTCTCAATCCCAAGACTCTCTTCATGTGCCGCATAGTTCTTAATCGCATCTCGTTTCATATTAATCCTGCTCCTCTATACACTTTACAACGTTATCAAAACATTTCTTACACAGGTCGTAGTACTTACTACCATCATCGCTTCCATATATACTAACAGTATACATTTCTTTTTCTGTATCCTGATGCCCACACCCATCACACACCTTTAGTATTGCCATATCTACTCCTTACTATCTAATCTTTTTATTATATCAAGGATATCGTCAAAACTCGCATTATCCATTACATCCGGTGCCTCATCATCTTCTACCCACTTATGCTCCCACTTATTCTTCACCAAATACTCCGCATCCGGCGCCAATCTAATCCTATGCACCGGGACATTATTCTTCAACACCCCCTTTACTTTAGCCGCTACCACATCCCGCTCCATATACAATACCATATCAAAGTAGTGGGGGAAATGGCCTCGGAAACTACCCCTCACTGCCGGATAAAAATCATCAAATATGTTGTCCGAATCTTCCCCAATAATCTGATTCGTCTTCCTATCTGCCGTCCCCTTCCTTCTCTCCTGCACTCTAGCAGATACTATTACATGACAACCGCCAAGCTCAGTAGGGTCTAACAATTGCATAGTTGCAAATTGTTTCTCCAGTAATGCATTCCACTTATCAAACGACCCCTTACCAATTCCCATCTCATCATATGCCTTCTCGAAGAGTAGGTTATATTCCGACATCCCATCCAAGAAGAAGGACTGGACCTTCAATGGTAGCCCCTCCTTCCGACATGCTAAGTTCTCCCTCCGTATCTGTTTCAGTAACGATAGTAAATCGTCTGCAAACTTTAAGGATGATAGGTCAGGACTTGTCAACCTTATCCTCATCTCTTCCGGCACCCCTAGTGCTGCGTTATCCTCCCTCCCAATCGTCACCCACTTCCCATCTCTAACCTTCTTCCCCTTCTTAAAGTCCCACATGGATGATACTCCGAGCGCAGTTTTACCGGCATGTGTGTAACCATACGGCAGCATGCTGATTCCTGTCTCGTATATAACCTTCTTGTCTACCATACTTACTCCTTCACCAATGCTTTGCCCGTTTCTACCATTGTACCACAACCCAACCCGTTTGTCAAGACCCACTCCCTTCCATACCTCCTCATCCGTACCCAATCCAAGAAGATTGTCTGCCCCTCGTTATAGCAATCTCCACATACCATGAAGGACATGATGCACATTTTCATAGGCTCCAGATTAAAGGTATCCTTCCAACATATATCACACCTCATAACATATTCCTCCTAATGCGAACCTCTCTGCGCCAGAGAACATTGGCTACATGGTTCAGCAACTTCATTTCTTGGTCAAAGTCTCGCATCCTCTGGATGAGAAGCTCTTTGCGTACCTTGTCATTGATAAAAAGGTACGTGTCAAAATCTTCAGTGGTAATTGCCACTATACCATGTCCCTCCTTACAAACAGGTCACCCTTCACACTCTCTTTGTCCTTCGCCCCAGTTATATCCGGTATACATAGCTCCTTATAGTCACAAAACCCACACGCTCCACTATAATAAGGAACAATAGGCAACTTCCCAATCTCCCTCGCCGCCGCTACCATGTGCCCCTCAGCTAAGTCGAGTATACTCGTCTTCATCAACCATTCACTGGTCATACTGTTACCACCCTTCCCCGTCTGTACAACACCATATCGTACATAGATAGGGAGTTCATCACCATATATCTTACGAATGATGACAGAATAGTAGCGGTGTTGGGGGTTAAATAATAGATAGTCTAATGGAATTTTGCTAGTATTAGATGTGGACTTTAATTCGGCCAGTAATATACAATCATCCTTCTTCACTACTAAGTCAGGAATTCCAAACAGGGTTACAGCTTCCTCATCTACATCTTTCTCCGTATACATATCTTCCCAAGTCCATGTCCATTCTATTTCTTTCTCCACCATCCAATCCTCTTCCCATACCCAATCCGGTATCCTCTCCAATGCCCGCTGAGTACCCGGAAAGAACTTAGCCACCTGCTCATCTATATCATCCCGCCATTCCAAATTCTCCCTCAATATCTGCTCTGCCTTTTCATGCTTAAGACTAAACGGAATCTCTTTCTTTATAATAGCCTCCATCGTCCCATGAATAGCTTTCCCACTTGCCATATATACAGCCTGCTCCGGCTTAGTCAACATATCTTTATACCTGTATGACCACCCCTGCCTACACGCC